AGTTAGATAACGCTGAGTCAATCAAGTATCTAATTGATAACGGTCATATCGAAACAGAAACCAAAAAAGCAAAGGATAAAGAATAATGGCAGTATTCCTCGGTAACGGCGTTCAGTTGTCAGTCAATTCGATCAACTTGAGCGATTATGTAAAAAGCGTAACTCTTAATCAAACCTTCGACACCCTCGATGTAAGCGCAATGGGTGCAGTTGGTCATTCTCAAATTGCAGGACTTGAGAACTCAACCATAACAATTGAATTTATGGCAGATTTCGCAACATCAAAAGTCAACCAAACAATTAACGGTGCAATTGCAGGAAACGGTTTAGTTGGTTCAACTACTACCGTTAAAGTAATTCCAGCAGCGGGAACAGTCGGCGCAGCAAATCCACTTTACACTTCAACATGTTTAGTAATTGAATGGCCACAGGTTTACAATGTAACAGAACTTGCAAGCGTATCTGTAACATGGCCTGTAAACGGTGGAATTGTTAAAACAATCACAGGCTCTATTTAATAAATTAACGAAGGGAAAACGATGAAACTCAAGGTAACACTAGAGGATGGTTCCAGCGGTTCTTATCAGATCACACCTAAGATTGAGGTAGATTTTGAAAAGTATGTTGGCGGTGGTTTTGCTAAAACACTCAGAGATGAGGAAAAGCAAGAGCATGTGTACTACTTGGCTTGGCTATGTCTAAAGAATAGCGGACAAACAGTTAAACCATTTGAGAACGGTTTTCTAGATACCTTGAGTCTTGTCGAGTTGGAGTTAGACGACCCAAATGGCTAACGCGAGAATCTCGCACCTATGAGGTTGCAGCTCTCGCAATAGCAACGAACTCATCGCCTAACGAGATCATGGCGTTGGATCATTGGATGTACAAGGCACTTAAAGCGGTACTAGAGGAAAGGCACAAGGCAAACACTAATGCAGCCAGAAGTGCTAAAACTATTAGGCGTTAAGGACTTGGAAACTGCTCTTAAAGAGTTTGATAAAGAGGGCAAGAAGGCCATGGATAAATCCATTAATAAGGCTGCAAACACAATTAAAATACACGCTAAAACTTACATAAAAGATGACAGTATTCCCGGACTTAGCCGGTGGAAAGATGCTGCAAGATTTACTGTTAGAACTCAGAATCAAGCTGCTAACAATGTCCGTACATTCCCGCGTTATGATGCAGCATCTATGAAGGCTGGATTAAAAACTAAAAAACAACGCGGTAAGTATTCCAACACCAAAGGATTTTCAACAGCAGTTGCGGTGGAACAAAGATCCCCTGCTGGCAACATTTATGAAAAGGGTGGAATTGTTGCCGGGAATGGCACACGCAAAAACAACAGCCTAAACCCTTTCGCGCCATATCAATTTAAGTTAAAGTTACAAAGTTTTTATTTTATTACTAAAGGTCGCGGTAGAGCGTTAATCCGTGCAGGGCGTGAGGATGCTGGAAAGGCCAACGCCATGATTTCACGCGCTCAATACACAGCAGAAGTAAGATTGCAACAGAAATTTAATCAGGAAGCAGCTCGACATGGCTAGATTTATTATCAGTGGTTTATGGAAAGATAAAGCGGTTAAGGATGCTACAAAGAGCATTAAAGGTTTAGAAAAAACAACTAGCATGTTTGCCGCTAAAACTAAGGCAGCGTATCTAGCAGCCGGTGCAGCAGCCGGATACTATGCTAAACGGGCATTGAAAGAATCAATCCACAACGCACTAGCCGATGAGAAGGCACAAAGATCACTAGCCTTAACACTTAAAAATGTTGCCGGTGCAACTGACAATGCAGTCTTTAGTGCAGAAGCCCAAATTTCATCGATGGGCAAAATTTACGGAATTACCGATGATGTTCTTAGACCATCGTTAGCGCGGTTGGCTAGATCAACACAGGATGTAGCAACTGCACAATCTGCGCTTACCCTTGCCATGTCAATATCGGCGGCAACTGGCAAGGACATCGAAACAATTTCAGCGGCATTGGGTAAGGCCTATGATGGCAATACTGCATCTTTAGGCAGACTTGGTTTAGGCGTTGATTCAACAATTCTTAAATCTAAAGACATGAATAAGATCATGGGATCATTACGAAAAACATTTAAGGGTTTTGCTGAGCAGGAAGCAAACACAGCGGCCGGTGGATTTAGAAGGCTAAAAACAGCAGCAGATGAAGCCCAAGAAGTAATTGGTGTTGCACTTATTGGTGCAATCAATTCGTTAATTGCTCAACAAGGTGGAATCAATAAGGTTGCAGGGTCGTTTGAAAAGATTGCTCAAGCAATTGCAGACATTATTAGATCGATGACCATTCTCAACAATGTCATAAGTGGATCAAAGTTAAACAAGATTGCCAATTACTTATTTGTAGAGCCATATGCTCAAGGATGGCAAAAGATCGTAAATGCAGCGACATTACTTGCCCGTAAAGAGCGCGAGAATCTCGCCATTGCTAAATCAAAAACTGCTCAAGTTATCAGTGCTCGCAATGCTGAATATGTGGCCTTAAAAAAACTTAAAGAACTTGATCCAACTACGACAACTCCAGATAATAGAACTGAGTTACAGCGTATTGCCGATGCCATGGCTGCTAAAGCCGGATTCAAGGTGGCAGAGGATCTAGATTCATTAAACAAGATTGCTGCTGCTAATCGTCTTGAGGAAAATCGTCAATATGTATTTTCATCAATCGATGCGTTTAACAAGGTCAGAGATGCTTATATTGCAAGCCAACAACCTATTCTTACAGAAGCGGAAAAAACTTTAAAAGAATTAAAATCTTATCTAGATGATTTGGCTAAAAGTTACTCTAAAGGTTTTGAAGTACCAATTTGGTTGAAGGTTTATCAGCAATCACCAAGCGGTTCAACAATTGTTCCACCAACAGGTGCTCCAACAATGAGCGATGTACTGGGTTCCAGTAATGCCGGAATGGGTGGATTTTCAGCCGGTGCAACGCCTGGATTCTTTCCCGGACAAGGTGGAGCAGGAACCCCAACAGTTGTTAACAACAACATCTCAGTTACAGCCGGACAAGCATTTTCAACAACTCAAGAAATTCAGAATTACTTACTTGATGCCATGCTAGCTGCACAAAGACAGGGAACATTGACATCATTAAATAATGGTGGCAGATAGTGGCTATTGCCCCTGTTTTAGTCGCTTCAATTATCCTAAGTTCAGGCGCATCTTTTGGTGCTCCCCTTGTGCTGGATTCTGAGGCTACTCCACTTGATGTCGGAGTTCTTGGTTCTAGCGATCCTTACCAAATAGTTGATGTTTCAAATCAAGTAATGAAGGCATCGATCAATCGCGCCTACAATCGTTTGAGTGATTCATTTCAAGGTGGTCGCGCTACTGTAGTTTTACAGGATCAAACGGGGCAATGGAATCCTGCCAACACGGGAAGCATTTATTACCCCAATGTATTACCAATGCGTAAGATTCAACTAGCTGCAACCTATGCCGGTACAAAGTATTTTCTAGGCAGTTTTTACATTCAAGCATGGCGATACACAGCCCCTCAAGAGGGAGCCGTGGGCTATGTAACACTGGATTGCGTTGATGGTTTTCAATTATTAAATCTCAGTACAGTTAGCACAATCGCAGGTAGCCCAGCCGGACAACTCAGTGGCGCACGGATCAACGCCATTTTGGATAGCGCACAATTTCCAAGTTCACAGCGGACCATCGATGTAGGTCAGAGCACAATGCAAGCCGATCCGGGAACTGCTAACCGATCAGCATTGAGTGCAATCCAACTTATTGAGCAATCAGAATTAGGCGCGTTCTACTTCGATCAGTATGGCAATGCCCGTTTTGTCGATCGTCAAAGTTCAGTACAAGCCCAAGGCGCAACACCTACGAAGTTTGCAGATGATGGATCAGGCATTACCTACCAACAAGTAACTTACGACTTTAGCGATACGGGCTTAATTAACTCAGCTGCAATTACAATCAATGGTGGCACGGCTCAAACTGCTAGCAATGCCACAAGCATCGCCAATTACTTTCAACACAATCGAACCCGTACCGGCTTGATGATGGAAACCGATGCCCAAGCCTTATCAATGGCTCAATCAATCGTTGCAAGCCGATCAGATACCACTATCAGAGTTGAGTCGGTTACTATCAATACCGGCGATAGCAGTGTTCCAACACGGGTAGTTGCAGGATTAGCACTTGATTATTTTGATCCGATCACAGTGCAACAAACTCAAGCCGGTGGATCATCTATTTCAACAACCTTGGTTATTCAAGGCGTAAGTTATGACATCTCACCAAATAAGTTCATGACAACCTTTATCGTGGCTGATCCTTATGCCACGGGGTTTGTCTTAGATTCGGCTACAATGGGTGTATTAGATACATCCTATTTAGGATACTAGGAGAACAATGGCAAAACAGACCTTCACAAGTGGCAATGTGCTTACGGCTGCACAAATGACATCACTTCAGCAAACAGCAATGTTAGGTGGTGCAGCAAGTGCAAAAGTGGCTAGTTATGTTTTAGTAGCTGCTGATGCCGGCACGACCGTATCTATGAATAACGCAAGCGGAACCACTATAACCGTAAATACTGGTTTATTTGCCGCTGGTGATATCGTAACTATTCTTAATGTTGGTGCTGGAACTTGCACAATTACAGCCGGAACAGCAACAGTAAGCAAACCAACTAACGCGACTTTAGCCCTAGTAACTAACGCTGGTGGAGTTCTTTACTTTACTGCTACTGGCGCAGCTACTTTTATGCCTTTTGATGTAGGAAGCACTTCAATACCTTTAACGACTAAAGGCGATTTATTTGGTTATGACACAGCCAATGCGCGTATCCCGATTGGCACAAATAACCAAGTGCTAACTGCCGATAGCACACAGGCTCTAGGGCTCAAATGGGCAACGGCTAGCGCGGCTATGACAATAGCCCAGATTGCTTCGGGCAGTATGAGCGGTACTTCAGTTACTCTTTCGGGTCTTAGTTCTTACGATTATTTATATCTAAAATTAAATGGAGCAACTGCTAGTACTGCTCAACCGCAACTAATAAGAATAAATAATAGTTCTTCAAACGTTTATAGAACCTCTGGCAACCTTACTGATAATACTGGAACAATAACTAGATACGATTCAAACTATGGTACTGAAATTGACTATAGTAATAGCAATGCAGTAAGTGCCGGTAATACAGGCCAAAGACTTGGTATTGCATTTACAAATTGCAAGTCTGCTGGCTTTACTACCTATCAAGCGAATGGTGGACAAATTGGTACAACTACTTACAAATATGATTTTAATGGCATTTATTTAACTGCCGAAGCAGTAAGTTCGTTGGTAATTAGTTGCAACGGTGGTACTTTCAATGGTGGAACTTATGTACTGTGGGGAGCATGATGTTTAGAATCGAACACAATGTAGAAACAGGCGAGATAACAGAGATTGAGTTAACTCAAGAGGAAATCAAAGCGCTTAAACCAGCGCCAGTAGTTTTAACTGATGAAATGAAGGAAGCAAAAGCCGAAGCCGAAGCGAAAGCAACAGCGAGAGCCTCAGCACTTGCCAAACTTTCAGCACTGGGACTAAGTGCAGATGAGATTGCCGCGCTTTAATGACTAAAGTAATTACTAAACCTTGGTTATGTGAAGCCGGCAAGACTCTTATGTGGCAGATCAATCGCACCTACGCAACACGCGATAAAACATCCGATGGATGGATTGGCGACATTGCTCACCAAGCCCGTAAATCTGACCACAATCCAGATGAAACATGCGAGAACGTAGTTAGAGCAGTTGACATTGATGCAGACTTGGAAAAGGGCAATAAAAACAAATCTTGGGAACTAGCCGATGAGTT